GGCCTTATTTACATAGCAGACTAACTGTGTTTAAATTTCCTAATGCATTTCCATTTGACCAAAACAGGAACCCAGTGTATACAATCAATGATAAAAACTGGAAATGTTTTTTTGAAAAGACTTGGTGCAAATTAGACTTGCAGCAGGACGAGGATGAAGGAGACAATGATGAAAACACTTTCCCAACGTTTAAATGTGTTACAGGAGAAAATATTAGAACATTATGAACAGGACAGTAAATGTATAAAGGACCATATTAACTATTGGAACTGTATACGACTGGAAAATGCAATATATTATGCAGCACGAGAACGTGGTATGCATAATATTGACCACCAGGTGGTGCCTCCTGTAAACATTTCAAAAACTAAAGCATATCAAGCCATTGAACTGCAGATGGCACTAGAGAGCATTGCTCAAACTGCATATAGTGCAGAGGAGTGGACATTAAGGGACACAAGTAATGAACTATGGCATACAAAGCCAAAGCAATGTTTTAAAAAACATGGTGTTACAGTGGAAGTATGGTATGACGGTGACAAAAGCAACTCAATGCACTATGTAGTATGGGGTACAATTTATTTTAAAAACAGTACAGACACATGGTGTAAAACGGAAGGGTGTGTGGATTATTGGGGTGTATATTATATGTATGAAAAACAAAAAACGTATTATGAAAGGTTTATGAATGATGCACAACTATATGGGACTAGTGGAAAATGGGACGTGCATTATAATGGCAACATAATTCATTGTCCTGACTCTATGTGCAGTACCACTGACGGAACAGTATCCACTTCTGAATCTATTGCCGAACTACAGAACACCACCGCGACCCATACCACCGCAGGTGCCCCATGCACCAAAAAAACACGCTCGACGTCGTCTTGGAAGCACCCCAGACAGTACGGAATCACTGAGCCCTCTGAGCCCAACGACGTGTCCGTGGACGGTGTCAACCTCCCACTCCTCAGTAGAAGTGCAGGCCACAACAAAAGAAGGAACGTGTGTTGTGGTGACACTACACCTATAGTGCATTTAAAAGGTGACAAAAATGGTTTAAAATGCCTTAGGTATAGGTTGCAAAAATATAACGCTTTGTATGAAAATATATCATGTACATGGCATTGGATACGGGGTAGGGGATCAACCAATACAGGAATATTGACTGTAACATATAGTACTGAAGCACAACGCCAGAAATTTTTGGAAACTGTTAAAATACCTTCCAGTGTAACTGTTTCATTAGGATATATGACATTATAAGTGTTGTATTGTACCACACTGTATACTGTATGTATATTGGATACATACCACCATACATGTACATATGATTGTACTGGTATTTTTGGTGTGGTTTTGTGTGTGCATGTATATATGTTGCACTGTCCCGCTTCTGCAGTCCATGCATGTGTGTGTGTATGTGTGGATACTTGTGTTTGTGTTTATATTAGTACGTACCACACCATTGGAGGTCTTTGCTGTATATATACTTTTTTTTTTACTGCCTATGTGGGTATTACACAGTTTTGCTCGTTATAGTATGCCTTAAGTTTTGTATTGTGCATTTGTATTGGTGTATATTTTTATAAATAAATATGGTATCACACCGTGCTGCCAGGCGCAAGCGTGCATCTGCAACTGAATTATATAAAACATGCAAACAATCAGGCACATGTCCTCCTGATGTTATAAATAAGGTTGAAGGCACCACACTTGCAGACAAAATATTGCAATGGACCAGTTTAGGTATTTTTTTGGGTGGCCTAGGCATTGGTACTGGGTCAGGAACCGGGGGTCGTACTGGGTACATTCCTTTAGGTGGTAAACCTACTACTGTTGTAGATGTTTCGCCTGCACGTCCACCTGTGGTTATTGAACCTGTGGGTCCTACAGAACCCTCCATTGTGCAATTGGTGGAAGATTCCAGTGTTATTACATCTGGCACACCGGTACCAACATTTACAGGCACTTCTGGGTTTGAAATTACATCTTCTTCTACCACTACACCTGCTGTGTTAGACATTACCCCTTCGTCTGGGTCTGTGCAAGTAAGCAGTACTAGTTTTACTAACCCTGCATTTGCAGACCCCACTATTATAGAAGTGCCTCAAACAGGTGAAGTCTCTGGTAATGTGTTTGTAAGTACCCCCACATCGGGAACACATGGATATGAAGAAATACCTATGCAGGTATTTGCAACACATGGCACTGGTACAGAACCTATTAGTAGTACACCTATACCTGGGGTTAGTCGTGTGGCAGGGCCACGTTTATATAGTAGGGCACATCAACAGGTTCGTGTTAGTAATTTTGATTTTGTAACTCACCCTTCATCATTTGTAACATTTGATAATCCTGCTTTTGAGCCTGTTGATACTACACTTACATATGAACCTGCTGACATAGCTCCTGATCCGGATTTTCTGGACATTGTTCGTTTACATAGGCCTGCCTTAACTTCCCGAAGAGGCACAGTACGTTTTAGCAGAGTAGGCAAAAAGGCAACTATGTTTACACGCCGGGGTACACAAATTGGGGCACAGGTGCACTATTATCATGATATTAGTGGCATTGCTCCTGCTGACAGCATTGAACTACAACCTTTGGTTGCCCCAGAGCAGTCTGACCCTATGGATACTTTATATGATATATATGCACCAGATACTGACAATACTACAGTATTGGATACTGCATTCCATAATGCTACATTTACCTCCCGTTCCCATATATCTGTTCCTTCATTAGCGTCTACAGCATCTACTACATATGCTAACACTACTATTCCTATTGGTACTGCTTGGAACACGCCTGTAAATACTGGTCCTGATGTTGTGTTACCAGCAACGTCTCCACAGTTGCCTTTAACACCCTCTACACCAATTGATACAACCTATGCCATAACTATATATGGCACCAATTATTATTTATTACCATTATTGTTCTTTTTATTAAAAAAACGTAAACGCCTTCCTTATTTTTTTGCAGATGGCATTGTGGCGCTCTAGCGACAACATGGTGTATTTGCCTCCCCCCTCAGTGGCGAAGGTTGTCAATACAGATGATTACGTAACACGCACTGGCATTTATTACTATGCTGGTACATCTAGGTTATTAACTGTAGGCCATCCATATTTTAAGGTCCCTATGTCTGGGGGCCGCAAGCAGGACATTCCTAAGGTGTCTGCATATCAATACAGGGTGTTTAGGATTTCCCTACCTGATCCTAATAAATTTAGTCTTCCTGAGTCTACATTATATAACCCTGATACGCAGCGATTGGTATGGGCCTGTGTTGGTGTTGAAATAGGTAGGGGGCAGCCATTAGGTGTTGGCCTTAGTGGGCATCCATTATATAATAGGCTAGATGATACTGAAAATTCCCCGTTTTCCTCCAACAAAAATCCTAAGGACAGTAGGGACAATGTTTCAGTGGACTATAAACAAACGCAACTATGTATTATAGGCTGTGTTCCTGCCATTGGGGAGCACTGGGCCAAAGGTAAATCTTGTAAGCCTAGCAATGTGCAGCCCGGGGACTGTCCACCATTGGAATTAGTAAATACACCTATTCAGGATGGCGATATGATTGATACAGGATATGGTGCTATGGACTTTAGTACATTACAAGAAACAAAAAGCGAGGTGCCTTTAGATATATGTCAATCAGTCTGCAAATATCCTGACTATTTACAAATGTCTGCAGATGTATATGGAGACAGTATGTTCTTTTGTTTACGTAGGGAACAGTTATTTGCTAGGCATTTTTGGAATAGAGGGGGCATGGTAGGGGACACTATACCTACTGAATTGTATATTAAGGGCACTGACATACGTGACAGTCCTAGTAGTTATGTATATGCCCCCTCGCCTAGTGGGTCTATGGTATCCTCAGACTCCCAGTTATTTAACAAGCCCTATTGGCTGCACAAGGCACAGGGACACAACAATGGTATTTGTTGGCATAATCAATTATTTCTTACTGTTGTGGATACCACTCGCAGTACCAATTTTACTTTGTCTACTACTACTGAATCAGCTGTACCAAATATTTATGATCCTAATAAATTTAAGGAATATATTAGGCATGTTGAGGAATATGATTTGCAATTTATATTTCAGTTGTGTACTATAACATTGTCCACTGATGTAATGTCCTATATACATACTATGAATCCTGCTATTTTGGATGATTGGAATTTTGGTGTTGCCCCTCCACCATCTGCTAGTCTTGTAGATACATACCGCTATCTGCAATCAGCAGCAATTACATGTCAAAAAGACGCCCCTGCACCTACTAAAAAGGATCCATATGATGGCTTAAACTTTTGGAATGTAAATTTAAAGGAAAAGTTTAGTTCTGAACTGGACCAGTTTCCTTTAGGACGCAAATTTCTTTTACAGGCAGGTGTCCGCCGACGACCCACTATAGGCCCCCGTAAACGCCCCGCCACAGCAACTACTGCATCTACCTCTAAGCACAAACGTAAACGTGTGTCAAAGTAATTGTTGTATGTTTTGTTTTGTATGTTGGTTGTATGTGTGGTTGTATATGTGTCATGTTGTTGTTGGTATGTTGTGCATGTATGTGTATATGTATATGTGTATGTTTGCAGGTATGTTTGTATAATCTGTTTTTGTTAATAAAGTATGTATGTCAGTTTACTTTGTGGTTGCACCCTGTGACTAACATATGTCCTTGTTTTACATATCATAGGACTGCAACATTTCCTACATAATTTGTAGCCCTACCCTAAGGTGTGTTACAGTACATGTAATATATATATAGTTCTATATTATACCAAGTGGCCATTTTGTAAGGCCATTTTGTGTGCAACCGTTTTCGGTCGGTGGTGCTATTTCCTTCTATACAGTATTAAAAACTATGTGTTTCAGCAAAAACATGTTTCACCTTGGTTTACCCACATAGTTGGCACCGGTAACAGTATGTACTGGCGCACCTTACTTAGTCATCATCCTGTCCAGGTGCAGTGCAACAATAGTTTGGCAGCCTATATATCTCCACCCTTGTAATAAAACTGCTTTTAGGCATAGGTTTTTAACTGTTTTTACTTGCCTAATAGCATAGTTGGCCTGTATAACTACTTTTGCATTCAAGAATGTGTCTTGTAGTGTAAGTTATACAGTGACTAATACCACATCCATAAATTTGTGCAACCGAAATAGGTTGGGCACACATACCAATACTTTTACTTATAACATTTTACAATCATTTTATAGTATAAAGGGAGTGACCGAAAACGGTCATGACCGAAAACGGTGTATATAAAGCTGAACACAGCAGTTGTCTATACCAATGGCGCTATTTCACAACCCTGAGGAACGGCCATACAAATTGCCAGACCTGTGCAGGACATTGGACACCACATTGCATGACGTTACAATAGACTGTGTCTATTGCAGAAGGCAACTACAACGGACAGAGGTATATGAATTTGCCTTTGGTGACTTAAATGTAGTATATAGGGACGGGGTACCATTAGCTGCATGCCAATCATGTATTAAATTTTATGCGAAAATACGGGAACTACGATATTACTCAGAATCGGTGTATGCAACAACATTAGAAACCATAACTAATACAAAGTTATATGATTTATCAATAAGGTGCATGTGTTGCCTGAAACCATTGAGTCCTGCTGAAAAACTAAGGCACCTAAATTCAAAACGAAGATTTCATAAAATAGCAGGAAACTTTACAGGACAGTGTCGCCACTGCTGGACCAGTAAACGAGAGGACCGCAGACGCACACGGCAGGAAACACAAGTATAAACTAACTATGCATGGACCAAAGCCCACCGTGCAGGAAATTGTGTTAGAGTTATGTCCATGCAATGAAATAGAGCCGGTTGACCTTGTATGTCACGAGCAATTAGGAGATTCAGACGATGAAATAGATGAACCCGACCATGCAGTTAATCACCACCAACATCAACTACTAGCCAGACGGGACGAACAACAGCGTCACACAATTCAGTGTACGTGTTGTAAGTGTAACAACCTACTGCAACTAGTAGTAGAAGCGTCGCGGGAGAACCTGCGGAAGCTAGAACTGCTGTTTATGGACTCACTAAATTTTGTGTGTCCGTGGTGTGCAACGGAAACCCAGTAATCTGCAATGGCCAATTGTGAAGGTACAGATGGGGACGGGACGGGGTGTAACGGATGGTTTTTTGTACAAGCAATAGTAGATAAACAAACAGGTGACACAGTCTCAGAGGATGAGGATGAAAACGCGACAGATACAGGTTCAGACATGGTAGATTTCATTGATGATGCTACAGATATTTGTATACAGGCAGAGCGTGAGACAGCACAGGTACTGTTAAATATGCAACAGGCCCAAAGGGATGCACAAACAGTGCGTGCCCTAAAACGAAAGTATACAGACAGTATAGAAAGCAGCCCTTTAGCAAAGTCGCCATTACAGGAACTATCAATAAATGTAAGCAGTACACAGGCAAGACAACCGGCGTATACAGTGCCGGACAGCGGCTATGGCAATATGGAAGTGGAAACTAACTCGGAGGTAACTGTAGCAACTAATACAAATGGGGCGGACGGGGAGGATGAAGGGGAAAATGGCGACAGCATACGGGAGGACTGTAGTAGTGTAGACAGTGCTATAGATAGTGAAAACCAGGATCCTAAATCACCTACTACGCAACTAAAAGTATTATTACAATGTAATAATAAAAAAGCTGCAATGTTAACAGAATTTAAAAAAGTATATGGATTGTCCTTTAATGACCTAGTACGTACATTTAAAAGTGATAAGACCACATGTACGGACTGGGTAGCAGCAATATTCGGAGTAAATCCAACCATTGCCGAAGGGTTTAAAACACTAATTAAACAATATGCATTATATACCCATATACAATGTTTAGATACAAAAAACGGAATATTAATATTAATGTTAATAAGATACAAATGTGGGAAAAATAGAATAACAGTAGGAAAAGGATTAAGTACATTGTTGCATGTTCCAGACAGCTGTATGCTTTTGCAGCCACCAAAATTGCGTAGCCCTGTTGCAGCATTGTATTGGTATAGAACAGGAATATCTAATATTAGTGAGGTGTGTGGAGACACGCCAGAATGGATAAAAAGATTAACTATAATACAACATGGAATAGATGATAGTGTATTTGATCTATCAGACATGGTACAATGGGCATTTGATAATGAGTTAACAGATGAAAGTGATATAGCATTTTCATATGCTATGTTGGCAGATTGTAATAGTAATGCTGCAGCGTTTTTAAAAAGCAACTGTCAAGCAAAATATGTAAAAGATTGTGCAACAATGTGTAGACATTACAAACGGGCACAAAAACGACAAATGTCAATGCCGCAATGGATTAAATTTAGATGCAGTAAATGTGATGAAGGCGGTGATTGGCGACCAATTGTACAGTTTTTAAGATATCAGGGGCTAGAATTTATAACATTTTTATGTGCATTAAAGGATTTTTTAAAAGGCACGCCAAAACGTAATTGTATAGTTATACATGGGCCACCAAATACAGGCAAGTCATATTTTTGCATGAGTCTTATACATTTTTTGCAAGGCACAATAATTTCATATGTAAATTCAGCTAGTCACTTTTGGTTAGAGCCACTTGCAGATGCAAAAATAGCCATGTTAGATGACGCAACAGGTACATGTTGGTCATATTTTGATAATTACATGAGAAATGCATTAGATGGTAACCCAATAAGTTTAGATAGAAAACACAGACACCTAATACAAATAAAATGTCCACCAATGCTAATAACATCAAATACCAACCCTGTGGAAGACAATAGGTGGCCTTATTTACATAGCAGACTAACTGTGTTTAAATTTCCTAATGCATTTCCATTTGACCAAAACAGGAACCCAGTGTATACAATCAATGATAAAAACTGGAAATGTTTTTT